GAAACTTCGCGCCACGCTAATGGACAATCTTTATAGCGTTGTAAGTAACAAACGATACGATGAAAACACAAAACTTCGTATCTCATACGACATTTTAAAAGGCGCGTCTAAATATAGATTCTTCAAACCAACATTTAAACACTATCTTAACGAGCATGTCAACTCTCAGTTTTTAAAGATTGACTCAGCAGAATGGGATATCGCGCTGTTCTTACCAACAGAACGATTTGAGAAAGCAAATAAGAGTAGAGTGTTCGCAGACAGTAGGAAAGCAGTCTAATGACTTTTAATGTCAATAATCTCATCTCATCGATAAACAAATCTGGCGTTGCAAAGACATCACACTTTGAAGTGCAGATCACTGGCGCAGGGGACTCTGGACTTGAAGAAGCAATGATGGCACGAGTAGATACAGTTGATCTACCCGGTCGTTCGTTGATGACCGCAGAGCATAAGTTTACCAACTATGGTCCTCTGAACAAAGTGCCATACGGTGGACAGACATATGGCGATACTACCATGTCAATCATTATGTCAGAGGACATGCGAGAGAAAGAATACTTTGAAGTATGGCAGAATAAGATTGTGAATACTGGTGCGTTCGATTTAGGAACTGTTCCGCAGAATGCACTGTCAAAGTTCAACACCAAATACTTCGATGATTATTTGGGGACAGTCACCATTCGTCAATACGGATCGGCAGGAGAACTTCGTTCTATCTACACGCTGAACGAAACTTATCCAATCATCATTAATCCTATTTCGATGTCATGGGCAGAAGATGCAGTTGCTAGATTATCAGTAACGATGGCATACAGAAACTATCAATGTGTATTCCAAAAGCAAGATCAACCCGGACTTGGACGAGGATTCTCGTTCAGTATCGGACCGAATGGTGTTTCTGGTTCAGCAAGACTACCCGGTATTGGTGACATCTCTGGTGCAATCACTGGCGGATTAAAAACAGTCAACGCAAGAATAGGCGACATCAACAATAGAGTGGCAAGCATTCGTAAATTTTTCTAAGTGAGGTTAAATTATGGCACTACCGAGTTTATCGACTCCTGAGTTTCAGACAGTCATTCCGTCAACAGGCGAAACTATATCATATCGCCCATTCCTTGTCAAGGAAGAAAAAATTCTTTTAATGGCAATGGAAGGTAACGATCAGAAAGAGATCGAGATAGCAATCAAAAAGATTCTATCAAACTGTATTCTGCAAGATATTGATGTTAACAAACTTGCGATGTTTGACATGGAGTATTTGTTCCTTCAGTTGCGAGGCAAGTCTGTTGGAGAAGTTATTGACTTGTCAGTCGCACACTTGGACAGTGAATGTAAGCATCGTACAGATATAAAAGTTAATATTGATGATATTAAGATACAGAATCTTGATCAAGAAAAGAAGGTTATGCTTACCGACGATGTTGGTGTGATGATGAAGTATCCAACAATGCAAGAGGCAATGAGCGTTGATGGAGAAAACACAGAGGCAGTCTTTGAGATTTTGTCTAAGTCTGTTGACTATGTGTTCGATGCAGAAAATGTGTACAGCGATTTTACAGAAGCAGAAATTGTCGAGTGGATTAACGGACTGAACCAAACTCAATTTCAAAAGATTTTAGCATTCTTTGAAAGCATGCCGAAACTTTCATACGAGGTTTCTTGGAAATGTAAAGAATGTAAAGAGAAAGATACAATCACACTTGAAGGGATACAGAGTTTTTTTACATAGGCATGAGTCACAACTCACTGGCAAATATGTACCAGTTGAACTTCGCACTCATGCAACATCATAAATACTCATTAACTGAACTTGAAAATATGATCCCGTTTGAAAGGGATATCTATGTGACTTTGTTAAAGAACTTCTTGGAAGAACAAGAAGAACGATTAAAACAACAATAAGGATAAAGTCACATGGCAGAAGAAGAAGTTAAGAAGGATTACCATCCCGCAGATTTAAATGGTGATGGTAAAGTTTCCGATGAAGAAAGAGAGATGTTTTTAGAGTTCAAGCGTAAAGAACTTGAGGACGCAGATCAACAACGAGATGCTATAAGATCGATGGCATGGTTCTCGTTATTTGGACTCCTATTATATCCATTCGGGATCTTCCTCACATCGGCATTTGGATTGGACAAAGCAAGCGAACTTATTGCGGACATCGCGCCCACTTACTTTGCCTCAATCGCAGTTTTGGTATCAGCATTCTTCGCAAGCGATGCTGTGTCACAAAAGAAGAAAGACAAGTAGAGAATAATAAATGGCAGAAGAGACCAGAAGAAGACTTCCTCAGATAGCACGAGATAATACTCGTAGTGAATCGTTGGAAGAAACAGTAAAAGATAGTATCAGTCGATTACAGTCAAGTATTCGTCAAGGACTTGCTTTAAATCGTCGTGAGATCAAAGCATCAACTTCTGCCATTCTCGCTGTTCAAGAAACTCTTGCTCAGGCATTTAACATAAACACAGATCTAATTGAGATTGAGAAAGAGAAGATGCGTCTCGCAGAAGAAAGAAGGCGAGAAGACGAACGCAAAAAAAATCAAAAGCAAAAAGATGACAAAGGGTTCATTGCAAAGGCAAAGGGCGGTTTGTTTGATGTACTGAAAAAGGTATTCTTTGGTACAGCACTTGTTGGTGCGGCAATGGTTGTTCTTGAGAATTGGGATACAATCGTTGAGACTTTTGAGAAGATCAAACCAACTCTTATCGCATTCAAAGATGGAGTTGTTGAGTTCGCAACAGTTGCTATTCCATTTCTTATAGACAACTTTGGCGTTATTGCTAAAACAATGGGAGGTATCGTAGCAGGGGGTCTCCTTCTTAAAGCAGTCAAAGGATTGGCAACAGCATACACTTCTGTTAAGAATGCAGTCGCCACTGCTTCTACTGTTATGGGAGATGCATACAAAGCAGTATTCGGCAGACGCGGATTGATCACCAAATCGCGAATCTTCTTGCGTAATGTTAGAAAGAATGTCTCAGCATTGGCAACTGCCGCTTTGAACATGAGTAAAGCGGCATTGGAGTGGGCAAAGTCTAAGGGAGCACAACTTGTTAAACTGATTCGTGCGGTTGTGCTTGCGACAACAATCTATGCTACAACAACACTTGCTCCTGCATTGGCATCTCTACAAGCAGGTTTGGTTGCTGCCGCACCTTTCGTTGCGATTGCGGCAGGTATTGCCCTCGTGATAGGATCGTTAGTAAATGCTATTAGTGATGCTAAAGATAAGTTTGATGAAACAGGTTCTGTAGGTGAGGCACTCAAAGAAGGACTCAAATCCTTATTTGCAAACATCATTGGATTGCCAATTAAACTGATTCAGAAAGTCGGACAGATGATGGGATTGCTTGATGATCCAACAGCACAGATTGAAGAAACGCAGTCTAAGTTAGAACAACAGCAAAAAGCATCACTTGAGAATCAGAAAAAGATTGCTTCTTATCAGCAAGAGTTAGAAGAAGCAAGAGCATACGGAATGGATGAAGAAGCAAAAATGCTTGAAAACATTTTGAAGTCTCGTATGGAAGATCAAAAACTGCTTGAAGCAAACATGAAAAACTCTCAAGAAGAACTTGAGGAGTTAAAAACAAGCAGTGATCCAGTAGAAAAAATTAAAGGGTTTTTGAGTTCTCTTGATCCAGAAGCATTTATGAAGAATCTGCTTCGTTCAGTATTGCCAGACCCAAGTGGTGAATCGATTATTGAGAGAGCACTAAACTCAATCATTCCTGATTCACTCTATGAATACGCAGGACTCAATCCAGAAACTGGAGAAGCAATCCAAGTCACTCCAAGCACAGATGGGGCAGAGACAGATGTTCGTTCACGCGAGGTTGCGTCACAAGTAGCACAACCAAACGTCACGGTTGCCGCCCCTCAAACTAATATGTCAACCGATAACTCTGTTCGCGTCAATAAGACTTCAGTCGCATCTGCATCACCACGACGAGATAAGAAACCTTGGTGGGCAGGTAGAAACTATGCAACGAACTAAAAAAAGGGGGACATAAAGTCCCCCATGCTACAATGGCATTGTAACTTAGTCGTTTGCCAACTGTTCAAAGAATGACAGATCGTCATCATCATCCATTGCTGTAGTGGCAAGTGCCTTTGGCGGTGCTTCCTTTGGAGCAGGAGCAGGAGTCACATCTTCCACATCCTCATACGCAGGACGCGGTGCAACTTGCAAACCCAACACCTTGTCGAGTTTCTGCTTGAGTTCGTCGTAAGACTTAAACTTGTCTGGCGACACTAACTCTTGGAGAGAGTACAATCCTTCGTACACCTTTTCAAGTTGATCGTCATCACCATCAAACAACTCTGATGGAGAATCAAACTCAGACTTATCGTAGTTACGATAACCCTCTACATTACGAATCTTCAACTTGAAGTCTGCACCTTCCCAGAAGTCGAAAGGATTCACTGGTGATTCATCCTCAAACTCTGGTTGCATAAGATCATTGATCTTATCCCAGATCTTCTTACCATACTGGTACAGAAACACCTTGCCCTCGTTCTGAGGATTTGATGGGTCTTTGACGACCAGAATGTTAGAGAAGTATTTCAATCGACGCTTCTGCTTTCGTGCTTGCTCCTTCCCTGCGTCAGTACCGTTGTTCCATAACTCTGAGTTCATCTCACCACATGGGTCTTTCTGACCGATTGTAGTCAGAGAGTTTTCGATGTACCAACCACCCGGTCCTTGGAACCCGTGATCGAACATGCGAACCCAAGGCAAGTCTTCACCCTTTGGTTCTGGTAGGAAACGAATAACGGCATAACCGTTACCTGCTTTGTCTACGGTTGGTTTCCAGATACGCTCGTCTGGACCGTTGGACTGTTGCCCACCGCCTTCGTTGAGTTTAGAAGTTTCTTGGAGGAGTTTGTCAAGCGATGCGTTGCGTGACTTCTTGAGGGATGCAAATGAATTTGCCATAGTCGTATTTCCTTGTATAAGTTGTATTGCGTTGTATCCACATATTTCATAATATAGTTTCTTTATATTACACCAATTAGGGGATGGTGTCAACCCTTTTTATTTAGGAAACTACAGAAAGTTTCGGTTTTTCTTCAGAGAAAATTGCCCTTGGGGGATTGAGTTGATTTGACATGTAGGTGAGATTGACTTCCAAGTCCTTGACACGTTCTTTGAGTTCTTGATTCTCCTTCTCAAGTTCAGAGATTTCAATTTGAAGTTCTGTTAAATCGTGATGTGTCATGAGTATGTCTCCAATACAATATGCTTTAGTTTGTTGTTATCAGCATTGGTAAAGTGGTATAAGAACGGGCGATACTTGTGTATGAGTTCAACGACTTCATTCAGTATGATATCATCGTGCTTAGACCAATGTTTAGTAAAGTGTACCAGATCATCGAGTAAGACGAGTGTCTCCAGTGACACTGTACCCCTTTGATAGAGTCGGAATGCATATGGGTGCTTTCCTTTTTCTATCACAAAAAGGTTATTAAAGTTCTCCTCTTTATCATGTATCTGTGATAATTCTTCCTTGAAGTTATAAGTCAGCGATTCGATTCGCTTACGCCACTTTTTGAAATCAATCTCAGTCTTTGGGGTCAGCAGTTCTCCTATCCAAGTGTTGCCTCTGGTGAAGTTGGCAACGAGGTATTTGATGAAGTCGTCTCGCTTGAACTTACGAGATGCCTTCTCAAAAAAATATTTATCTTTCCTTGCTTCGTAAGAAGCAGTTTTTGCAGATATTTTTCCATGATATTTAAAAAAGTCGTATGACTTTTGCTTGAAGTGATTATTCACCGCAAGGTATGTTTGATAGCAATCAAATCCACTCATTGTTTCACTCATATAGGTAGGCGATTAGGTTTCTCCAGAAAGTTGAGTTCCTGTGCTTCGTATCTCAGTTTCTCTTTGATGACTCCATTACATAACTTTGCGGCAACCTCAATCTCCATACCATGTTGTTCGCACCACCAAACGATGGCATCCATATACGAGAGTCGATGCTCTTGTACTGTCTTCTCAATTAAAATAGAGAACTTTGCAGATGTCATTAAATCTAACACTATTTTTCCAACCCTATGGATGCTCTGCCATCCATAACGTATGGTTTGTATGCAGGTTCTGCCGCATCAACATAATGTAGGTGTGCTTGAATTTGATACTTCCCCTCAAATGGTTCTCTCCAATGTTGTGCTTCACATCCTTTATAGATTACCAGATCACCTAACTGTAAGTCAATTTCTTTATCTTCCATGTAGATAATCCACGGAGTGTCATCAAAAGCAACCAGAGGTAATGTAATACTGTACTGACAAGAAGGTCTATCAGAGTGTTTGCCTAACCATTGCCCTGTCTCGTATAATCTTGTAAATGAATAAGTAGGTTCTAAAGTATCAATTCCTGTTATTTCTCGCATTGCAGGTAAGTAATTTATTAGTAGGGATTCTGTTAACGGATCAGCATAAGAATAGATACTGCATGGTTGTACGATATCTGGCGCATCCTCAGTTATATTTCCGATAGCAGAAACAAAATCTTTTTTTACAAAAAATTTAATAGCATAATAACTTTGACAGAGTTGCAACACTTCCTCTGAAACAAAGTTTTTAACTACAAAGTATTTTTCTTCTTCTAACTGTGTGTTCATTTAAATCTTTCTCCTAGACACCATCCAACTAAACTAAATCTTGTTCCTTTTGTTACTGGTTTAACTCCATGCAATAAAAATGATGGGAATATAATAATCATTCCTTTTTGAATTGCTTGTGGATGTTCTTCATTTATAACAGTTTCTTTACCTGATCTGCCAATAACGAATTCCCCTCCTTCAAATTCTGAAGGATCACTTAGTTGAATAACAAAACTCAATTTTCTTGTAATATTTCCTTGCAGGATTCCCGCATCAAAGTGAAAGTCATAATGTCCTTGATTGCTAGATTCATACCGAGTAATTTGTAAGGGTTCTACTGTATGAATATTGAACTTAAAAGTCATACGATTGATCTCATCAACCCTATTATAAATTCTATATAAAAGATCATGAGTCTTAAATTCTTGATTGAAATCCTCTGTCATCCAAACAACTTTGCTTCGTCTTATAGAAAAGTCTTGATTTTCGGGATTATTAGTTCCAGTTGTAGCAATTGTTTCTTCTGATTGACTGTAATACTGTTTGAGTGCCTCAATTTCAGAATTCGTTAGTCCTGAGTGGTCATATACAATGTCTAAAAAAGGGGTTTCTTCACCTAACCTAAATTCCATTAGTTCCACCTATAAAAGATATGATCTTCAATTTCAATTGTTTTCTCCTTAACCTTTGCCCATGAAGGATTCACATAATCTGCATGATAAAACACTGCACCTTCTGTTACATCAAATATTATATCACGATTCTGTAGATATGTCACTACCAATCTGCGAATATCGTTGTATGATTCCCAATCACGAATCTTGTCAGACTTACCGTCACAGTACCAACTGAACTGGCACTTATGACGAATTGGGAATCCATTTTTATATGTATATGCTTGAGTAACAACTTCCTCAACTGTATTGGGAAACCGTGAGTCAAACACTCGATTAATGGTAACCATAGCAACGGCAAGTTGCCCTGCGATGCCTTGGTTACGCGCTTCAAAGTATACGTTCTTTGTCAACCAAGTGACTTCTTCTTCGGTGAATCCTGTGTTATACAAAACATTAGAACCTAAAGAGGGCGAACTTAAAACCGACATCATGATCAATGCTAGTACGAATCTCATATGTGACACTCCTATTAAGATTCTATTAGTATAGCATGATTTTGGGGGTTGTCAAGTCTTTTATTTATAAATAGAGTGGAAGAAGAAAAATACATCATGCAACCGGAGAATAATAATGCAAAAGATGTTGTGTGTGCTTTTCTTTACTATGTTTACATCACTTGCAATGGGCGAACCCATTGTCACTGAATCGACGACAAATAGCACAATCACCTCAAGTGGTAGTACCACGACTACTTTGAAGTCGCCACCACCGTCTGCGATATCCCCACAGTTTAGTGCAGGTAGCAACAGCGACCTATGCACCATTGGTGTCGCAGGAGCAGTGCAGACTCAGATACTCGGTATATCAGCAGGGACAACCTTCACAGAAGAGAATTGTATTCGTCTCAAGAATGCAAAGACTTTGTACGATATGGGCATGAAAGTTGCAGCAGTATCAGTCATGTGTCAAGATGAAAATGTCTTTGATGCCATGATGAACGCAGGTACTCCTTGTCCCTACCAAGGACTCATCGGTGAAGCGGCACGAGTCGGTTGGGAATCTCACGTTGAAGAAACTCGTAAAGAACTCATAGAATCGGACAAACCAAATGTTAAAGAAACTGCCACTATTGGTGGTCTTGGGTTGTTGGGTTGGTTACTCATATTCTGAGTCAATCGCACCCTATTATGGAACAACACCAAATGCCACAATAGGTGGTAGCACTTGGAGTATGGATAGCATACTCCCATCTGGTGTGCCGGGACTCGACATTGATCTGGTGATCTATAATTACACACCGATCAAAGAGACGCAAGATGATATGATCGTACACATTCAGAATGAGAATGCGAATGGTACTGGATACATCTTTCGTGAGTCGGACGATTGGTCTGGTTTGCAAGGCGGAACTGAAATCCGAAAGGTTGTTCCAGTTGTGCCAACAAACCGCAGTCAATGGGGTGATGGTTCAATCGAGGTAGATGGAACTGGAACTGTTGAGAACTCAAGTGTAATCTACAACTATCGTGTAGACCCTTGTTATGATCCGCAGTTTAATCCCAATTGCCCCGGTTACGAGGTACAGATACCTGAGATTGAGATAGTAGATCCTGATAGTTTATATGATCCGCTTGAAGACGAGACTGTCAAAAATGCGACAGCATCAACCGATGCGGATGTATATGACGAT